GACTGGCGAAAATTTATGCATAAGCTATGAATCCCTCAGGTTTTTACGTTGACCCCATAACCACTTCATATGCCATTATTAACTGAACCATGTAAACCAGCGCATTTAAGGCATAAAAAAAGAGAGTTACTTTAGTGTAACTCTCTGATTTTCAAGTGATCCGCCTGGGATTGTATTATAAAACTTATATCTTTGATTATCAAATAGTTATTTTATGTTTTTATTTAATGGTATCACATTAGTATCCTTTTTATGGCTATAATCTTTTCTTCGTACCTCCAAGAATCATCTATCATATTTCCTTTTCCAGAGCATAGCCATTTAACATTAAGCATAGGGAAAGCATCTGATATACGTGCTATCAAATCGCTTCCTATTGTTCCTTTACTTTTCCCTTTTTTGTCCGAGTTGCTGATGTATCCGTTTCCTAATCCGCAATAAGCTTCAAAGGAGCTATATCCCTTTATTACCTTTAATTCCGTTTTTGCGTATTCGATAAATATCTTTAGTCGGTCTATTGCTCTTTCCTCTTGTGTTTCCTTTTTCTTCATTTAACAAGCCTTGATTTAGACTACGCAAATCAAATGTATTAGTCATAGTATGCTCCTTTTTACAGGGAATGATTTGCATGCCGTATAAAATGTGTAAAATTTCTAATTCTTCAACTAAGATGCTATCTACAGCAGTAGTGAGTCTTTCTTTTAGATTTTTCATTTTTTTGTTACTCAGGCTTTTTTTTGATAACATCTATCTTTTGTTTATTGTTTAAGCGGGAGATTGCATCTTTAATGCTTTTTTAAGTTCTTCTATTTCTGAAAGCTGTCTTTTTATTATTTTTTTTAGGACTTTTATGGTATCTCGGTCTTCTTCCAGTTGTGTTACTGCTATCTCTAAATCTTTTTTAATGTCATCTTGCTCCTTGTCTGAAATAATGTTAACTTTTGAACTTTCAACTTGTAAGCTTTCTTCAAAGAACATGCTTCCTCTTCCTGTCAATATATATCCAGGGTTTATATTATTGTAATGTGAGCATACATAGCTTACAACATCTATTTGTATGCTATTTCTTCCATTCCTTGCATTGGAAAGTTTTTGTTTGGTCAAATCTGGAATCTCTTTGCATAAAGAGGCTCCGCTTATACCGACTTTGTCAAGTACTTCAAAAAACCTTTTTGTGACATCATCCATAATTTTTCACTTTTTATTTTGTGGTACAGAAAACATGTACTATATTTGTCGCCGTAACAAGTAGCAGTTGTTCAATTGACATTGTTTATACTTACCCCTTTCGGGCTAATTATATGAGATGAATCCTGTGATAGCTGCTACCTATTACGGGATTCATTCTTTATATAAAACACAATCGGTCAATGGACATACTTAATATACCAATAGATATAATCAAAAGATATAAGGCAAGCAAGGCTGAAAAAGAATTGCTTGCCTTTGCTATTGGCATCAAGTGTCTGTATTCAAATTCTGTACTTACCGATGTAACCCCTTATAAAGTGATGAAACTGTTTCATGTTTCTCACGATAAAGCCAAACGCCTTATTAACGGAGCGTTAAACGACAGTTTTCTGTTTTCCGTAAAAGGAGGCAACTTCCTTGCAAACACTTTTAAAAGCAAGGAAATCAAAAGGTCAATAGGGCGTACGCCTTTTATTTACACCTCTGATTATTGCTATAAACTGAATAAGAAGGAATATTCAATTCGCATGCTTGTGCATGAGCTGAACTGTATTATGCTTCTTTGTGCAGTCAATTCTATTGATAGAGACAACTTTCCGCAGAGTAACGGGAAACCGAAACAAAAACGTTGTGCCCTTACCAAAGATTTGACTTTGCGCAAACTTGGAAATATATCCGGTTCAAGCAAAAGTACCGCACACAGACTGATGAATGAAATGTTCCGAAACGGAGTAATCTCCAAGACAAGGGCGCACGGAGAAATGGTTATCCATACCGTGAATGCCAACACCGTTGAAGAGTGGCGCAAAAGAACGGGAAGGAAACATTTTATCTATAACCCCAAAGACGGAAGCGGATGGATTGTCATTCCTTGTTCTTACTCTATATGCGACAGAGGGACTACCGAGAAATATAAGCACGTTATTTATAATCACAAGAAGCGTGTAGAATCATCAAATCTCAAAGTGTCCAAGCATCCTGTTTATGAAAATCCGTTTGATAATCCCATTAACGCTGCTTATTTATGATATTTCTATTTTGGGAACATATATTATTTACAGAGAGAATGGGGTTATACAGCGTATATAAACACATACGTGCGTGATAATTTAATATATAAAATACCAAGACAATGAGTAAATATATAGCATATACAGACGGAGGATGTCAAAACACATCAGTGTATGGAGAGGGAGGTTCAGCCTATCTGATAATCCATAGGGGAGAAGTTGTAAAAACCGCTTCAAAGGGCTTTCTTTATACGACCAATAACCGTATGGAAATGCTTGCTATCATAAGCGCTGTTTGTTCCGTCCCCGAAGGTTCTGACCTAACCGTGTATTCAGACAGCAAATATGCAATCAACGTCTTTTCTGGTACTTGGAAGCCGAAGAAAAACAGAGATTTGATAATCAAATACAACGAACGGGTAAAGACACTTAGCTCTGTATGTTTTCGCTGGGTAAAAGGATATAATGGAGACAAATACAATGAAATGGTTGACTCCATGTGTACAAACTCCATGAATGATATAGTCCGATTACACAACCTTCCAAATGACAGGTTTAAAAAAGTGAAAGTACAGCTATCCTTTAAATTCGAATAATAACCGATTGTACAACATTTCAAAGACCAATTTTTAGACATGTTTTTATGTCTTGGCTAAACATGTTTTATAACATACATATTTTCTGTACTTTCTCTTTTGGGTACAAAATAAATGTACTATCTTTGCAGTGTTCTTAGAACGAAAGAACGACAGCAACAAGGCATAAAAAACAGAAGCAACTATAAAAGCCGCTTATCTTTTGTTTTTACATCGGCGAATATAGTGTATTTTCTATATAAAAGCAAATAAAATGAGAAAATTTATATAATAAATGATATGAAAATAACAAGAGAAGATATTTTGAAGATTAAACCAGGGACTTCGCTTACTGTACGTCTAAGTGATTACAGAGCTTGCGATTCAGCGAGAGCTGTTGCTTATAGAGCCGCTTTAGCAGACCCAAGACCGGATGTAGAGAGATATAAGGTGTCTATTAATACGAAAACATGGGAAATTACAATTACAGCCGTTAAAAAGTTATGACTCGCACAGAAGCAAGAATATTAGCAGAAGAACTGTACAAACTTATGCGCAAGGATGTGAAAAGGATTGTAGAGGAAACAGTGATTGAATGTTCGGATGAATGGGTTGGGGTAGGAGAGGCTGCTAATATTCTTGGGTGCAGTGTTGGTACTTTGTATAACAATATATCTAATATTCCTCATACAAAAAACGGTAGACTTCTTCGATTTAAGAAATCGGCATTGATTAAATATTTGGAAAGATGAAACCATATAGCTTAAACAGAATTACTTCCCTGCTTCTTCGGATTGCTCTAATAATAGCAATTATGGCGGGATGTATATACAGCAGCCGTGTAGAATACAACGATGATGTATTATCTGGCATGAGTTCCGATAAGTATGACTTCATCAGAAGCCGGATAAACGACAGCTCACGGTCGGCGGTAGTATCCGAATATATGAACAACAAGCAGTATTACGACAGCCTTGACTATTAAAACCGCGTTGTGTGAACAACGCTCCTTCCTCTTAGCTCAGCCAGGTAGAGCATCGCTATGGTTACTTGTTCGAAGGTTTAGTATCCGGTAATTTCCGGTTAGCGAAGGTTGCACGTTCGAGTCGTGCAGAGGGAGCAAAATATAGTATTTGAGCTTTGCTCATAAATCGTTCATTGGTTTATTGATGTAGATATTAAGAATATAAGTCTTTATTGAAACTGTATTCTTATTCTAATATTAATCAAGGAATTACGGATAGCGGAAACGCGGTGACTCCGTATAGGCTTGGTTATCGTAATTGTCTCTTCGCACCGAAATGTCCTACGGTAGAGAGTATGCGGTTTGGGCGCCCGTATCGCAAGAGACAAAGGTCATAAAGACAACATAAGCGTCCGATACAGTCTTAAATCGGTATAAAGTATGCGGTGGTAATGAAAGGCGCCCGTACACGCTTATTATATATACTCCCTTCCCGTCAAATTCGGGCACGCTGAAAAGCCAAACACGTATTGTTGCGTTGAAGGGAGCAATGCTTAATGAATAATGATATGAGAAAGGTAAAAACATTTACGGATTTGGTATTTAATCCACATGCTCTTAGCAAGGAGGCACGTCATCTTCCTTCTCCGCTTCGTGAGGAATACATGGAGGCAAAACACGCTGTAATGCGGTTTGATAATGGCTATGGAATAAGTGTTGTAAAAGGAGATATGTTCTATTCTAACGGTATAGATACTTATGAGGTTGCTGTTCTTAAAGATGGTGCTATTTGTTATGATACCTCAATTACAGATGATGTAATTGGTTATGTTAATGCAGATGAGGTATCTAATATAATGAAACAAATTCAAGAATTAAAATAGAGAATTCCCGTGGCTCTCAATAGATGCTTGAGAGTAGTAAGGCAACCATCGGAACGCTCACGGGAACAATAATAACCAAATAATCAGAATTATGAATAAGTACATCAAATTAATAGCACTTTTGATTATCGGAATTGCTATTGGGAACAGGATTTTTAATCACCTACACGCTTGGCTGGGTGTAGCAGTAATATCAGCCACTACAATTTATTTTTTTTATAAACTAATTAAAAACTTAAAAAATGAAGAGATTGATTAATCTGACATTGGTCTGTATGACCTTATTGGTATTCGCTTCTTGCGAAAGAGTAGCCCCTAACTATGCTGGGGTTCTGATGGAGAACTACGGTAAGCAAGGGAAAGAGGATTTCAAGGTGGTATCGGGTAGAGTTTCCACTTGGGAATGGGGTACAGAGTTGTTTCAAGTCCCATTATTTGACCAAAGAGGTGAATTTGCCAAACCTGTCACTTTGAAAGCTGCCGATAACACAGAATTTAATGCACGTCCCACCTATTCATATAAAGTTATAAAAAATAGGGCTGTTGATGTTGTATTCGATAATAAACATATAGATAAAGCCGATACGGAATCCGGGAAAGATGGTTTTATGCAAAGCCTTGAAGACAACATACTTGAACCGCGTATTTATGACTTGATAAAAGAAGAAAGCCGGAAACATAAGACAGACAGCTTGATGGCTGATGGCGGTTCTCTTCTTTTTGAAAAACGGCTGGAACAGATAGTAGATAAAGAATTTGAGAAAAGAGGGCTTCAATTGTTGACTTTTTCCGCGCAGCTTGAATTTTCAAGAGCAGTACGTGAAAAGATTGATAGCCGTAATGAGGTTAATACCAATATCTCTGTGTTAGACCAGCAAATAGCAGAACAGAGAAAACGAAATGAGCTTGAACAGCTAAAGACTGAACAGGCTCTAATTACGTCAAGAGGATTGACGAAAGAAATCTTATACAAACAATTTATTGATAAATGGGATGGTAAAACACCCTTATATGGGATTTCTCCTGATTTCTTAAAAATTACTCAATAAGCCTGTAAGGGTGGATAATTCATGATAGCTTTTAATGTAAACAGTCCCGTCCACGTGCTGGTCGGGAAACACTGCGACATGGTGGAATGGTAGACGCAGCACTCTATGATAGGAATGTCAAACCTTAGATGTGTGGAGCTTGACAACTCGTCCCGGTTCGAGTCCGGGTGTCGCAACATCTTCACTACAGATGAAGTATTTGTTTAGTCGTAGCCGGGCGGTCTGTGAAGATAGTCCGGTTTTTATTTGAAACCCATTAATAACAATTATATGAAAACATTTGAAAAATTAAAAGAAGAACTCTTGGTCCGCGCCAAAAATGCTGGCGCATGCCAATCCGGCTACGCAATGGGTCTAAGAAGCAATACGAAAGCCGACCTGCTAAAAGCCATTACTGAAAATTGGTTTTGGGTTTTGAGGGATGCAAAAATTATCGATGCTGAATATTTGGAAGATAACTTCACAGAAGAAGAATTATCGCAAGCCGGTATTTATACCAAGAATACCCACGAGGTTAGAACAGCCTCATTTGCCTGCGGCAGTGCAACGGTGGAAGCCTACGACAGTGCAACGGTGAAAGCCTACGGCAGTGCAGCGGTGAAAGCCTACGACAGTGCAACGGTGGAAGCCTACGACAGTGCAACGGTGGAAGCCTGCGGCAGTGCAGCGGTGAAAGCCTACGACAGTGCAGCGGTGAAAGCCTACGACAGTGCAACGGTGGAAGCCTACGACAACTCCTATGTAGAAGATTGTACAGGTAATATAAGACCGGAATCTGATTACGCAATAGTCAAAGATTACTACAGCCATAAGATATATATCAAAAAAGGGAAATTTAAGATTATAGAGGTTTGACCTATGCCGCATCAAAGGTAGTGCTATTACCGTACTAAAAGCCGTGAGAGAAGCGAAGTGCGCACCGCTTCCCTTTAACCTTGTACGGGCGGTTTAAAAACACAATACAATGGAAAATGAACTTGAAGAACTGTACAAGGAGCTGAACGAAGTCAAAGCTTGTGATTTGGAATATCTTCCCAAATACGGCTATTCTTCAAAAGAAGAAATCATTCAGCTTATAGAGGAAGACATTGAGGAGTTGCGCGCAGAACTCGAATGTAATCAATATGATTATACACCTGACGAATTCGAAGACGAAAGGATGTTTCTTTGCGTTAGTCAAGGGCTACCAAGATATTGTTAAACTAAAAAACATTTATAATGAGTACAATAACGACAATCCCGCAGCTTAAATCAATGCTTGCGAATGACAATGTGAAAGCACGTTTCAAAGAAATTCTCGGAAAGAAAGCGCCGGGATTTATCAGTTCGATAGTAGCGGTTGCCAATAGCAATACATTGCTTCAAAAGGCAGAACCACAGTCTATCATGAATGCCGCTGTGGTAGCAGCTACTTTAGATTTACCTATCAATCCCAATCTTGGATTTGCTTACGTTGTTCCTTACGGCAATCAAGCGCAATTTCAAATGGGCTGGAGAGGTTTTGTTCAACTTGCTATGCGTAGCGGTCAATATAAGACAATAAACGTAAATGAGATATATGAGGGGGAGATAAAGAAGTCGAACCGATTTACCGGAGAATATGAATTTGGAGAACGCTCTTCTGATAAGATAGTAGGCTATATGGCTTATTTCAGTCTCATCAACGGTTTTGAGAAATTTCTCTATATGAGCAAGGAAGATTGTGAAAAACACGGAAGGAAGTTTTCACAAACGTATAAACGCGGCACAGGCATATGGTCTACCGACTTTGACTCTATGGCAAAGAAGACAGTTTTAAAAATGCTACTTTCTAAGTTTGGTATCTTAAGTATTGAAATGCAACGTGCCCAAACATTCGACCAGGCTATTATAAAGGATAATCTGGCAGAAACCGACATAGACGAAGCCGAAGTGTCGTACAATGATAATCCCGACAATGAGGAAGCCAGACGCAATGCAATGAAAGAGGCTTTGCAGGAAGCGGAAGTTGTCGATGAAAATACAGGCGAATTATTTAATACTGAGACAAAATGATTGAACAGGGTAGTTTTGGATGGCTTCGCCAACGCCTGGGGAACTTTACGGGAAGTCGCATCGGGGACTTAATGACAAGCGGAAAGAAAGGGGAGCTGTTTGGGAAGACAGCCCTTTCATACATGTATGAAGTCGCAGCAGAAAGAAACCTACTCCCTAAGTATATTGAAGATGATTATCTGTTTGAGATATACCAAAACCAGGTAAGCATCAACAACAAGTTTATAGAGTTCGGACACGAAAATGAAGATTTTGCCGCCGAACGTTACCAGCTTGTCACAAGATGCGAACTTGAAGAGTGCGAAAGTATACAGCACCCTACAATACCTTACTTCTCCGCTTCTCCCGACCGCATAGCGATTAAAGACGGCTTAAGAAAGGTGGTGGAAATAAAATGCCCAACTCCTAAAAAGTTCATGGAGTATATGAATGAGGTTAAGGATAACGATACGCTTAAATCAGTAAATCCTCTATACTTCTACCAAGTACAAGCGGAGATGTCCTGTACAGGATTGAGCAAAGCTGATTTTGTCGTTTTCTGCCCTTTCCTGAAACATAACATTCACATTGTAGAGATAACAAGGGACGATGCCGTAATCGCTGAATTTGAGAGACGGATAACCGAAGCAAACAAAATCATTAATCAAATACTGAATAAAAAATGAATTTAACCGGAAGCGTAAATTTGCTAAAGCTCGAAAAAGCGGGCATAGCAACAATCAAGAATAAGAAATGCGTTGTCATTCCGATAGAAGAAAACGACCTTTATGTAAGTATGGACGAGAACCTGAAAGCAAAAGCCGTCTATCTTAACGTTAATATTAATGAGCGTAGAGAGCCGAGCCAATACGGCAATACCCATTACTGCAAACAATACTTATCAAAGCAGTATAAGGATGAGAACAAGGCAGAAGCAGAAGCCAAGTCAAAAGTTTACCTGGGAGACTTCAAGCCTTATGAGTTTGAGGGTTCCGGAAATGCTGCGGCTACGGTGGATGCACCATCCCTACAGACTGACGGGGAAGACGACCTTCCGTTCTGATGTGTAACCTATAAACATATAATATCATGCTGTACGAATTTAAGCTAAAAGCAAACAAGGTTAACGAGAAAGGCGATGAAAAGGAAGTCACCGAACATTACATAACCGATGATGAGCTTTTCGGTCATGTGGAATTGAAAGGCAATGAGCTATACAACGGTGAGTGTGATGTTTTCGCAATCAGCCGAAGTAAGATACGTGAGATTGTCAATGAGAAACAGGAAGATGAGTTCTTTTATAAGGTCACTCTTGTTGAGATTTTCGTAGACGAAAACGGGAAAGAAAAAGAGAACAAATATTATGTTCTAATAGCAGCAAAAGACATGGACGATGCCAACAGAAAGGCGGCGGAATACATGAAACAGGGGCTTCAAGACATGAAGCTGGACGCTATTGCAAAGACAAAGATTTTAGACTTAATATAATTAACCGAAAGCCCTCTGCTCACGCAGAAGTCCCGTGAAAGGTTCGGGTTAAGTGATTTAATTTCAGCTAACAGTTAACTATCCCGGTGTGGCTTGACCGCCTATCCGGGAACTATTTGTTAACCTGCCTGTCCGGTCTGTGAAGATTGGGCGGGCAAAAATGGTGGTATGGCGGAACAACGAGAGACGCTAAAGTGAAGCTCTTATAGATAGGTTGGTAAGTCAATGTGTTACGGTTAGCCGTAAAAAAAAATTCAAACCACTGAGTTAATAACGGGTAATGCCGAATAGACCGCAATGTCAATGAATAAACTACTTGGTGAAAGTCCAAGAAAAACTCCTATCATGCAGGTGCAAGTCCTGCTACCACCTCATAAATGTGAGCCACACATAAATGGCAAGGGTTAGTAAATAATGGTTGTGCCCCGGAGAATACGCTTCGGGGCTTTTAATTGGCGAAGATTATGAGAATAGACAAAATTAAGACAGTAGGTCAGCTTAGAAAGGTCATTGAAAATCTTTCTGACGATTACGAGATAGAAATGCGTATTAGACGTAAATTGACGGATGAAGACATAATCGAGTTGCATAAAAAGTACGGTAAGATATATCCTTATCCATACGAAACAAGTTATTCAGAGCTTGAATTTGATGATGTAGGTGTGTCTGACAAAGTATTATGCTTGGGAGTTGAACTAAAAGACGAATGATATGCCATACTACATAAATGCAAATTGAATGAAACTTACAATAACCAAATCCGAAGGTGTAATCATTCAGAAGCTTATCCAAGACCGAAAGTCAGACATTCATAATATTGGAGGTGACAGCAAACAGGCAGAGCGTCTAAGTAAGCTGAGCAAGAAGATTGCAAGGCAGATAAAGAAACAATACAAGACATGAGTCCTTACGTAATAACTTCTGCGGTTCTTATTACTTATGACGGAAAGAAAATACCGTTGGAAAACATAGAAAGTGAAATAATGACCCGACCTATCCAGTTGACTAAGGAGAGGATACTCGATGCTTTCTCCATGATGAAAGATAAGCCGGTGGATGTGGAACTTAAAATCAAACATATATGAGCAATTATGTTACAGTTACAGCAGAGGTGGAATTTGACATGGAAGATTATATAGATGATATTCTTGAAAAATTGTCAGACGAAGAGTTAATTAAAGAGCTTGAGGACAGAGAGTTTGTTGTTTACGAAACAGCACCCTTACTTCAAATTGAATTTAACAATCCGACCGATTTGAAAAGGCATTTATGCGACATAGCTAATGCCGGCTATTGTATATCCAATGAAGAGCTTATCAATGAAATAAAATTAAAACTACCATAACATGATATATAATAAACAGATAATAAGGGGCAAAATACCGAGTAAATCTAATTGTTATAAAGTTATAACAATCCGCGGTCATGGCAGTCTTGCCAAACAGCCGGCATTGAATGAATATGAAAAGTCGTTCTATCTACAATGTAACCAGTACAGAGGCAAGATGATAGCAGGGCTGTTTGAACTTTATTTGAATGTATTCTATGAAAACCAACGCCCAGACCTCGACAATTGTTTCAAGACAGTACTTGATTGTCTACAAGGATGCAAAGCTATCAAGAATGACCGTAATTGCGTGAAGATAGTAGCAGAGAAGTTTATAGACAAAGTAAATCCAAGAATAGAATTTATAATCAAGGAAGTTGAATTATAAAGTGTATTAAGAACGATAACAACTGCTGCCTTATCCATGCACGCAAATTCGTTGATAAGGACAATCCTCGTGTTGAGATTACTATCAGGACTTTGGATTAAAAAAATATAGTTTTCCTTTGGCATTTTGATTTGAGTGTGTATCTTTGCGACATAAACTTCGCCAAAGTTTAATGTAATAGCAATTTGAGGTAGGAATTTTTATATTCTTACGACTACTGCTTATCGCAAAGATATAGCCGTTAGTTTCCCGTGATATACCTATCTCAATTGCAGATATGTAGAACTTTGGCGAGTTTTGGGAAGCTGACGGCTTCTCTTTTATATATAACTCAAATTCTGTTTATCAAATGCCAAAGTTCAACGGAATTACGAGTACATTGAATAACAGTAGATGTATAAGTACGTCTGCACACGACACGTGCACCCTTTCATTATCTTCTTCAACCGAAGAAATCAAACGCTATTTTAAAGCTATTTTAGAACTTTCAAAACTGAATGTTCCCTACCCTGTTAACCTTGATAGTTGCTGGATGCTTGCCTATTCAAGAAAAGATAATGCGACTAAAGAATTAACTAAAAACTTCATCCAATACGTTGATTATCAAGTTTTGCGCCAAAAAGCGGAAAACCCAAAAGGCGGCAGACCAACAATAGAATACCACCTCTCCGTCTCCTGCTTAGAATACTTCATCGCCCGCAAAGTTCGCCCCGTATTTGATGTGTACCGTGAAGTCTTTCACAAGGTGAACGAGATTGCGCCAAAGGTTGTAAAATCAAGCGCAGCCGACAAGCGGAAAATCGCAAAGCTCGAAAAGGAACTGGAGTTTACGAAAAAACTTCTCGAATGGACAAGATGGAGCGAACGCAGGGAGATTGAATTAAAATGCTCGTGCTTCTCTTTCCTCGTAAAGACGAAGCAGTACGATAAGTGGGCGGAATACAGAAGAACGGGGATAGTCAAGAAGTAACAACCATGATTGAAATACTTATCGTGTTGGGTAGCCTTTTATCGGGCTACCTCACTTTCCGAAAAAAGGGAGAGAAACTTTTCTATTGAGCAAAATCTAAAAAATTAAATATTATGAATACTTCAATTATTAAATTCGATTACAACGGAAATATAATTCCTTTTGAGAAAGGGAGTGATGTTATGGTAAACCTTACGGCTATGGCGAAAGCCTATCCCGATAAGAATTTATCCACAATTGTTAACTCGCAGGAAATCAGCGATTATTGCACATCACTTTCCAAACTAAAAAATTTTAGTTTGGCTGATTTACTGATAGTTAAGAGAGGTGGAGATAATCCAGGCACTTGGGCACACCGTCTTGTCGCTATTCGTGTTGCACAAAAACTAAATTCCGATTTAGCGGTATGGGTGGATATGAGAGTAGATGAGCTTCTTAAATACGGTATGACCGCCACGCAGCCAACTTTGGAGCAGATGATAAACAACCCCGACCTTGTTATCAGCCTTGCCACACAGTTAAAGAGCGAACGTGAGGAAAAGCAAAGAATGGTTTGCGAAAATCAAATCCTCAAAGAACAGAACAAAAACATAATTGAAGAAACCAAACCTGCTGTAACCTTTACAAACGCATTTAGTGGAGCGGAAAGTTCATGCCTTATCGGAGAGCTTGCAAAATTAATTGCGCAGAATGGATACGATATAGGAGAAAAGAGATTGTTTGCATGGATGCGTAAAAACGGATATTTGGGCAAGCATGGAGAAAGATATAACGTGCCAAATCAGAAATACATAGAGCAAGGGTTGTTTGTAATCAAAAAAGGCGTACGCTCTGGAAGTAATGGCGTTTTACATACTACATTGACTACAAAAGTTAGTGGCAAAGGACAAGTTTACTTCGTGAACAAATTTCTTAATACGATATAGAAAGTAATAATATGAAAACAATAAAGCAGCAATCAGAAGAGTATGCGTTGAAATATCCTTCCGAAATCCGAAATGAAATAGCGAAAGCATGGATAGACGGGAGAAACTCAATAAGGAAGAAAGAGGTACTTGACCTCTATTTCGTAGAGGAAGAATATAAGGATATATTCATATACTGGCTCAACTACAAAAAAGAGAGGGGGCAGCCATACAAGCAGACCGGAGCAGAGGCATGTTACCGGAAGCTATTAACTCTTTCGGGAGGTGACAAGCAGATGATGATTGCAATAATAGAGCAAAGCATGAGTAATAATTACCAAGGGTTATTTCCACTAAAAGACAATGGGAACAGAAATCACACTAACAAGCAAGGAAATAGCGGTTCTATCTTCCAGGCAGCTGATTGCTATCTGCAAGAACATCAGTAATGAGATAACTTCCATAAGCCAAGCGATAAACGCACCTCCCATACAATTATCACAATGGAGGAAAGATAACGAAACCTGCATAAAAGCGGTTCTTGTAAAGTTCATAGAAGGTACTCTGTTGTTTTACGGCCGTAGCCGCGAGGATATGAATGACTATCAAGTAGCATCCATTGTAAACTCTATCCTTGACAAGTATTATTATTTCAGAATTGAGGACGTTTGCCTTTGTTTTAAACGGGCAAGGGAAAACTCATCATACGGTGGATTTTACGGCAAAATAGACGGTTCTGTCATCATGAGCTGGTTTGCCACTTACGATAAGGAGCGGGATGAAGTGATACACTCAATGCCGGAAGAAAAAATTAATGTTTTTACCGGAGAAGAGTATAGCCGGGAAGAGTACATTGAGATGTTGAAAGCTAAGATAGCCGGTGGAGACCTGTACGCAAACGAAGCATTGCGGCGTGTTGGTACATTCGAGCGTATAATGTTTGATAGACGTGGAGAGTACGCCAGTTATAAGTATTGGCGAAAACATAAATTTGACAATAAAGTATGAGACTTACAATATGTTGGACGACAAGAGGCAGGCAAAGACGCTTTTACTATGATATATGCAAAAAGTTTGGCATATCGGATTACATGAGTGTTAATCATGAGACGCCATGTGATATAAGGGATGAAGATATGGAGCTGTTGAAGGAATGCGAAAAACGAGGGTTTATCCAAATAAGAAACAAACGGTAAATAATCATGGACATAGAAATTGAAAAGAAAATCGAACAATTGGAGTATCAGCGCATGATTGATGAGCTTGCAACAGAGAGCAGAAACAAGAATATGAACAAGGCAGAACAGACAAGACAATGACTACCGACACGGCAAATCAGATAATCAGCAAGTATGAGAGCCTTGTAGTTCTGTGCACCTACAACATACTGCTCACGAACGACATCTGTTGCGGACAGGTTATCGAGTGCCTGCATGCGATGAAGAGAACGCCTTATTACAAACAGGCATTCAAGCGGTATTTGAATGATGCCGATAAGGCAAGAAAGGAATACGAGCGTACTGTAAACAGCGTTATCGGTTCAGACCGGAGCGAGTTTTTCGCCGACTGCAACGACAAGTACACGGAAGAAGTGAACAAGCACGTGGATATGCTGTATTGGCAGTTCAAGCAGGTTCTCGACGATAACGGCGTACCCCATTCCGCAGAGATTGCAAGGTTCGAACTTGCAAGGACATTATGTGATTACGCCTGCATCCAGTTTGACGAAAGGATTAAAGAGCTTCGAAAGAAAGATTCACGGTTTAACGGGTTTACGTTGGAATACCTGAAGTTTTCCAATGTGACAAGGATGATGAACCTTGCTTCCGACTGTTTGAAAATCGGGAAAACGGTCAATATGAACACAGAGCGGTGTACAGCAGCATTTGATGTGCTGGTAAGAAAGCTGTCGGATGCGGATAATATTGCCAACGCGATAAAAGTTTAGCGAGATGAAACCTATTTATAACCTTATATCCCTCCTCATGGACTGGCTCTTGGTAGAGGTTGGAGCGAATGAAGAGTGGTTCTGAATTATGGAAATGAAGAAAAGCGAATTGACACACGGCTCTCTGTTTAGCGGCATCGGTGGCCCGGAAATAGCTGCCGAGATAATGGGCTGGAAAAACGTGTTCCATTGTGAAATAAACCCGTTCGGGAGAAAAATACTTGATTATTGGTTTCCAAACAGCAAAAGTTATGAAGACATCACGAAAACAGATTTTACAGAGTGGCAGGGAAAAATCAATGTCCTCACCGGAGGTTTCCCCTGCCAGCCTTTTTCTTGCGCCGGACAGAGAAAGGGAGCGGAAGATGACCGCTACCTCTGGCCGGAAATGCTACGAGCGATACGGGAGATTCAGCCCGATTGGGTTGTTGGTGAAAACGTTACTGGAATCCTCTCGATGGTACAGCCCGGCAGTGAAACTGCGTTGGGACGTGAAGAATCTCTGTTCGGAGAGGTTGACCGAAAAAGAATATTGCATCGGCAGGAATACGTCGTCGAAACAGTGTGTAACGACCTTGAACGTGAAGGATATTCCGTCCAACCGGTTGTTATTCCGGCTTGTGCCGTCGGAGCGCCGCACAGAAGAGACCGCGTCTTCTTTATTGCGAGAAGAATACAAGACAATAACAACAACATCGGGAGTGGATATACTTGTAGATTCGGAAGATTTTCCGTTTCTGAATCAATGGAAATGGAAGATAAACAATTCAGGGTATGTTTACAGAACAATCAGAGCGAAAGAAGATGGAAAGAAATGGAAGACTATCTTGATGCACAGATTGATTTGCTGTCCGAAGGAAAACGAGGAAGTGGACCATATCAACAGATGCAAAACGGACAACAGAAAGCAAAATCTTCGGATATTAGCTCATTGGGAAAATCTTCACAATCGGAAGAAAGGTTCAGGAGTAAGGAAACCGAAGGGACGGAACAAATGGCATGCGATAATCTATGTGAACAGGAAAAGGATTCACCTCGGATTTTTCGATACAAAAGAGGAGGCGATGAATGCAAGGTTGAATGCGGAGAGAAAATTGTTGCCCACCGTGCAGACGCAGGGGTTGAAGGTATGCAACGGGAATGGGAAAACAACATTCTATCCGGTAGAGCTGCTCCCAACTCCGATGTCTACCGACATACACCATGCAAAACGGGTGAAGGATTTGAAAAATGCAGGTGCAAAAACGATGGCGAGTCGAAGAAACGGAAGCAATCGTCCGAATGGCCTAATGGATTTCATGGATTTCCACGGAATGTTACCTACACCAACGACAAGTTGTCACAATCCCGGAACGGCAAAGGACCGGAAAGACGGCAGTCCCCGGACATCAGAACTGAACCATTTGTGTGCCCGCCTGATTGGGAAAACTTCCCTACTCAATCCCCTGTTTGTAGCCGAGATGATGGGATTTCCACCAGATTGGACGGTATTGCCTTTTCAAAGTGGCGGCAGGAATCGATAAAGGCATACGGCAATGCGATTTTACCACAGGTTATATATGAAATTTTTAGAGCAATAAATATTGTAGAAAATGGAAGAATGGAAAACTATTGAAGGTTATGATGGAAGATATGAAGTCAGTAGTCATGGACGTATTAGAAGCGTCAGTATGTTTCTAGGGAATCATATATATCATGGAAAGGTTTTATCTCCCACAATAGCGCCAAATGGATATTTAAAAGTTAATTTAATATTAAGAGGGGAAAAGAAGACTTGTTTGGTGCATAGGCTTGTCGCGAAAGCGTTTATAGAAAATAGAAAAAATCTACCACAAGTAAACCATAAAGATGAAATAAAAACCAATAATAATGTTGACAATCTCGAATGGTGTAGCGAATCGTATAATTGTAACTACGGTAAAAGGAATTTTTTATTGATAGAGAAAACAAGGAAGCCTGTATTGCAATTATCGGTTGATGGGAATTTGATAAACAGATTTGAAGTTTTAAATGACGCCTCCCGAATCACTGGGATAAATGCCGCACATATTTGTGATGTATGTAAAGGGAAAAGGAAATTAGCTGGTGGATATGTATGGAAATACGCCACAAGTAATGTATGAGATATTCCTGGCAATAGAATCTATAGAAAAAGGCAAATAGTATGAACATCCATCAGACAGTCCCCCGCTCCGATTGCACCTCTTTCGCCAAATGCGGCAAGCATTCCCTTGCCTATTGCCGGAAGTACGGTGCATCCGAATGCGGTCCGTGCGAGATAGTGAAGCGGAAACCGAGAAACCGGGTGATAGTGGACGGTGTAGAACGCAAGGTATGTAGCCGCTGCAAAAGACCGCTTTTACTATCCTGCTTCTATGACAGGACAATCTATCGCAACGGAAAGGTGTATCACATCAAGACATCATGGTGCAAAATGTGTGTTTCGGAAGACAATCGGGAACGGAATGAAAGGAAGAAATGAAAACAGTTAAACTTTCTAATTTAAAAGTCGGCGACCTTTTCATCCATAAAGGAACGGTGTACGAGATTATTACAAAGAGTAAGTGGACTTCCCAATGTAGGTATTTAAATGATAAATATCGCTTTGGTGGTTGGTGTCAATACTTGTATTGTGATTTTAGTAATTACACAAAAGTGGAAATTTAATATTAACATATTGATTATGAAACGAAGAATAGAAAAAAAGATGCAGAAACACCCGCACAGATACAAATTACATCAGTATTTGAAGTATGCCCGCCAATGGTGTTTCGCTCTGACATATAAGGGTAAACTATACACGTTGTTAGACGATGGTAGAATTGTAAAGGAGAACAGTTGGTTATGAAGCATTTAATTGATGCCATTATAAAGAAATGGTTCTGTTGCCACGAGTGGGAATACTTATTTGAGAGGAGAGTTGAAGTTGTTGATGATTGGGGCGATAGAAGTTGGTACACCGTCCGTCACTATTTCTGCAAGAAGTGTGGTAAATATAAGAAAATTAAAAGTCATTGATTATGAAACAGACAGTAGAAGAAGCAGCCCAAAGCATGGCTTACAATAAGATGCCAGATTGGGGAGGATTGCCAGCATTGGCGAAAAAAATATTTTATAAAAGGTGCAGACTGGCAGGCAAAGCAATCTCCGTGGATAAGCGTTGAGGACAAGGCTGGTTGTGACACATCTGGCGACTGTATTGTAATGGTTATGAATGGTGATATATTCAAAGCGTATTTTTCATCTGAAAACAAATGGATGAAAAGTAATGGCGGCTATTATGATGAAGTGATAGATGATGTTGTTGCATGGTTTCCCATCCCCTCTTTCGAGGGGATACTCGAAGCCAACAAGGATGTACTGGAACGGATTAAGGAGAAAGGAGTGAAAAATGAAATATCATAAAGTAAAGAAAAAGCAAAAATTTGAAAGGGTTTGTTACAACTGTAAGCATTATTATAAATGTACTGACAGATTTAACAAAGATACTATAAACTGTGATAAATTCAAATTTAATGCTTTATGCAAGAGTGTTTAAAAAGGAATGAGAAATGAAATCAAAACAAGTATTATCAGTCGAACAGATGAAACATTTGCAGGAGCTTGGGCTGGATACAAGCGATGGAAGCATGTGTTTTGAGTGGAATGAATCAGATTCAGACAACATGGTTGTAACCTCTCCGGATGCCGATACGAATTACGACTATTATCATGAGACTTACACTTTGCAGGACATTCTCGATAAGCTGCCGCGATACATAAATGTCTTCTGTATAACGTATAAGCTGTGCGTTGAGCCTCTTTTTGCTGGTCCTTGGGCTATAAGTTATCAAAAAAGCATGTCTGAACCATTCATCGTTAAAGTTTCCGGAAATCTATTGGATGCAGCCTACAAGATGCTGTGCTGGTGTATTGAAAACAGGTATATTAAAACTAAAGAATAGTTATGAAAGCAAGAATAAAAGCAACCGGAACGATTGTAGAGGTTGAAGGCTTATTCGACGTTGGGACTGCCTTAGTGAATGGTAGGTATTTCAAAGTGTCAGAACTCGACTTCTTTGATAATTTTGAAACTATTGATTGGGAGCAAAGGCGTTATGAATTGGCAAAATCCGCTATGCAAGGGTATTGTATTGCTTTAGGAATAAACGATGACAGTGAAACTTATGATGATATTGCAATAGGCTCTTTGAGGGTGGCTGATGCACTAATAAAGAAATTGAAAGGTAAATAACTATGACCGAAGAACTCGTAACATTAGAGACTGCGAAGCAGCTGAAAGATAAGGGCTTCAATTGGAAGTGTGAACACCTAATAGACCGTAATAAGGTTATTACAAAATATGACCTTCCGCAAAGTATGTCGTGTTGTACGGAAATAGATGACGAACCAGTTGAATTTTTGTGTCCAACATTGTATATCGCCCAAAAGTGGCTGCGTGAAAATCATTCTATTCATATAGCTGTTTATTTTAATCAATATGGACGATGGTATTATCGACTTTACGATATAAAGGATTATGATTTTCTTTTTGGAACAGAAGTTGATAAAACTTATAAATCTTACGAGGAAGCACTGGAAGCCGGAATACAAGAAACTTTAAAACTTATATAACCATTATGAGCAAAGGAATTTACACAAAAGAAAATGTAGGTAATGGTGTATTCATCTTTACCGTCAATAAGAATTTTGTAGAACCTAAATTTTGGGGACTGCATGAAGAAAACGAACAGGCACAATGTGTAGTTATTATCCATGATGGCAATGCTTTATTCTTCTATCCGAGAGATATGGATAATAATACCCATATTCTTCTTGATTTGGGGAAAGAGCAAACAGGGAAGATATATCCAACCATAGAAGAAGGTATGAAGGATACCGATGGAATAGGTTATACCAAAGCATTAGCTGCATCCGAAAGCGAAATTGCTGAGAAAGTCATAGCATTGGACTTATGTGGATTAAGTTGGCACATTCCTACACTACAAGAGAGTGTCTTAGGGTACGAACATAAGGTTATGCTGAATGCAGCCTTAGCTATCTGCGGAAAACAACCAGTGAAAGATGACTGGTATTGGTGCTCTACGAGAAAAGAAAACAAATGCAATTTTGTTCTCTGTTGGTGCAATGGTTATTGGAGCTACAGCAATCAGGACTATGACAATTGGGTTCGCCCCGTGTCCGCTGCCTCTCCTAATTCACTTTAACCTTATAAATGATTATAACTATGGCAAAAGTATTTATAACAAAGTATGCCTTAACAGAAGGTATTAAAGAGATAGAAGCAGATATTATTAGAAGTAGATTTGAAGATGGAGAATATGTAAGGGATGGTTTATGTTCTTACTTCCGTATAGGGGAAAACGCATTCACCGATAAATCCGAAGCGTTGAAAAAGGCGGAAGAAATGAAGATTAGGAAAATCGCTTCTCTTCGTAAGCAGATTGAGAAACTTGAGAAATTATCTTTTAAAGTAGAGGAGATTTGATTATGGGACAAGAAAGAAAAATCGGAGAGGTATTTGAATATAATGGAGAAAAAATTATCGTGAAAAAAGATGGCGATATTATGTGCGAATGCGATAAGTGCTATTTTGATGGTAAACCGGAATGCAGTGATTGTCGTTGCATTTCTTGTACGAGGCAAGATAAACAAGATGTGCACTTTGAGAAAGTGGAGGATTGATTATGAAAGCAAACCTAATATTTTTTCTTGCGATATTCATTATATCAGCATTATTCATCGGGCATTTCCGGTTGACATTCTCACCGTTCAGTGTATCCTTTTCCTATTGGCATAGGGCTGTAGGAGTTATTCTTATCGTTGCAGGATGCTTGGTTTACAACATAGGTGAGCATATATCAGGCTACAAGAAAGGATTGAATGAAGGCATGGAGATTGTTTTGAAAGAGTTAAAAAAAAGATACAATGAAGAAGATAATGTTCAATGAGATTTGGAAATCAATCACCCTAAATGAGTGCAATTTGGATGTATCAAATTATGGGAATGTTCGTTTTTCTAAAAATCATAAGAAAAAATCGTTTCATCTTAATAAATATGGTTATCCGACAATTCGCATTCAAAAAGACAGAAAGATATACACATATCGAATACACAGATTAGTCGCCCAATTATTTATTGAAAATCCCTATCCAGAAAAGTTCGATTGCATCAATCACAAAGACGAAAACAGACAAAATAATTTTGTTGAAAATCTTGAATGGTGCGATAGGAATTACAATAACAACTATGGCAGTCACAACGAAAAAATAGCAAAAAGCAAGAGTAAGCCAATCATTCAATATGATTTGAACGGAAATATTGTTAGAGAATGGGAGTCTGCATCTGTTGCTGCAAGAACATTAGGGTGTGCTCAATCAGGAATAAATTGGTGTTGTTTAAGAAAACCAAAACACAACACATGTATAGGTTTTATTTGGAGATTTGCGGACGATAAAGATACTAGATATAAAAATGGAAAATCTATAATCAAATATGATTGTAATGGAAATTTTATTGAGGAATATATAAACATTACCTCTGCCGCTAAAGAGAATAAGATATGTATAACTTCAATAACCAACTGCGCTAAAGGTCGGTCAAAGACCGCAGGAGGTTTTAAATGGGAATATAAACATGTATAATAAAATGAAGAAGATATTTTTTTCAGATAAATACAGTCTAACCCAGGCTGTATTGGATGGTCGGAAGACGCAGACAAGAAGAATCATTAAGTGTCCGAAAGCATATCAAGAAAATCCTGCTGGATGTTTTAGGATTACTGAATCAGATGATGTTAGCCCCCTTTTTGAGATTCTTGTATATGATAAGGACTGTAATGACTTTGTTCCAATGTTTATTCAGCCGAAGTACAAAGTTGGTGAAGTTTTTGTCATTGCACAATGTTATGAAAGTTTAGGGATGAATCCCGAAATTGCACTTAATGATAGGGACGGAATAGGATTTTATACTAAAACTAAATTCGCACCCGGTTGGAAAAATAAAATGTTTGTCCGCGCTGACCTCATGCCCCATCATATCCGCATTACTAACATCAAGATAGAACGGTTGCAGAACATATCCGATGAAGATTGCTTTAAGGAAGGAATTTTTAAATGGGATGCTGGACAAAAGGATATTCCTTTTTATTCATTCCATAATGCAGATATACCCGACTACAATGATCCTCGTGACGCATTCGCAGAACTGATAGATAAAGTTTCCGGCAAAGGAACATGGGAAAGTAATCCCTATGTCTTCGTTTATGAATTTAAACTGATTGATTAAAAACGAGAAAAGATATTGATTATGAAGCGTGAAATAAAATTCAGAGCAAAAGCCATTAATGATAATTTTTTCAAAGGCGTATGGATAGATGGTTGTTATACAAATAGGCTATGGGGCGAAAAACTTGTCGATATGATAACTGATGGTGCGCATGAGATACCTATACAGATAGAGACATTGGGGCAGTTAACCGGTTATGCGACAAGGATGGAAAGGAAATCTACGAAGGAGACATACTTGTATGTGGACAATGAATAGCTCTTGTATTGTGGACAAAGAACTTGCTACATTCGCATTACAATTCGATTTTGAAAAAAAAGTCGGCATGAGACCTTTAGGAGAATGGCATGTTATGACAGTCGTTAGTAATATTCACGATAACCCGAATTTGTTGAAAGAAAATAGCCATGAGTAAATTAGAGCACATCGCCACAATTGATTGCTGCTACTGGAGATTAAACAAGCTCAAAGAACAGCTTTCCAAGTCTAAATCGACTATGGAGCAGTTGGTTGATAAAGCCTGCGGTTATAATGAAGTAGAAGAAGTGAAAAAGGAAGCTATAACCCTTTTGGAACAGATTATTGAAAGCAAAAAGGCTATCGGTGCGGATTATTCGGGCGATAGCAAGTTCCTTGATAAATTAAAGAACAAAGAAATGCATGAGTAAACTATACAAAGCAACCCTCTTCGGCAAATCATTCATTATAGGATGGTTCAGTTATGTAGATAAATGGTATCATAAATTTAGTATAATAAAATAATGGATATAACAGAATTAAAAATCGGTGACCGGGTGAGAATAAAACTCCCGTCACCACAAGGAGAAAGACTTTCCATACCCATGCAGGTAATAGGGCTGCTTTCTAGTTTCAACAATCCAAGCCCTAAAGATACGGTATATCTTGACTTTGAAGGAAATGAGGGAGATATATGGGAAGAAGAAGTACAAAATTTAGTGTTTTCAGACAATGAAGAGAAGTCATAAGAAAAGCAGACAGAATAATCAGAGACAGACATTCCCGCATCCCGGACAAATACAAGAAGATTGACACTGCGGTCAACGGGGATGCGGAAAGCTTTGCCGAACAACACAAGGAAGTGGAAAGAAGGCTGTTCCCTCTACGCCTTAACAAGACCACTGTTATTTACGTCACAAAAGACAAACAAAATGAAGCATATGCAGCGAAGGCACGTAAACGGATGGGGATAGCAGAGCCTAAGAAAACGTTTGTAGACCCGCTTTCAGAAGAGAACATTACCAAGTTGTACAAGGAAGAAAAGATACCGCCCCGCAGAATGGCAGAGACGCTGAATGTAAGTGTAAGGACGATATATCTAAGATTGGCTAAGTATGGACTTACAAAAGTTAAATGCAGATAGTAAACTTACAGGCATACAGATATAACCCTCACCAAAACGGCAAGCGGTATAACCCAATGGAGAACCCGTTCAAAGCGTTCTAAACGTTCCATTGGATAACCCGGAAAAGGCGGCAATAGTCCATGTAAAGGACATTGTCCGCCAATTCAAGCAGTTCATCTATGTAATCCCTTTTTCGCATCACGTTCAAGTTTTCTACGTTGTTGGCGGTTTATACCATTTGCCGCGGCAAGGCTGTTCAGCGTCTCTTTCTGTTCGGGAGAAAGCATGTTATATACTTCTTCCCGTGATTTGCCTGATAAAATGGCTTGTACTATTTTCCACATAAGCTACGTCTACAATGTTCACACAAAAATTTCTTCGCTACCGGGAACATCTTCTGTCCCACATATCCGCTAAGGTACTGCGCCTCTTCCCCGTATGGGTCTATGCTGAACGCCCGTGAGATATGCCGGCATAGATGCCCCTTTTCATGGTCGAAAGAGTTTTGAAACTCTGCCGGGGAAGAAGTAAGGGCTATAACCATTACGGTTTGCCTGTTTCGGATATTAGAGTAAGTGATACCCGTATTCAGATTGCAGGAGCTCATGTTCTTATAGGCATTCACCAAATCCAGCCCCCTGCATCCAACCCGCCGAAGGTCGGCGATGATACGGTCGGTATAATAGCAGTCCACCGCATAATATACACGCACTTCCCAATCATAATCCGGTATGTAAAATTCCTGTATTATCATAGGCTACATCATCTGTTCCCACATGATAGGATTGCCGGAGCCTATGCAGTCGGCATAGAACCGCGTGAAAGGCATTCCATTGTAAGCGTCCACATCATCTATGTAATCCTTAATGAACAATGCGAGATGTGCTTCGTCAGTGATAGAACTTTTGTAGTAATCCGACTTCGCCATGTTTGCCACGTAAACGCTGTCGTATCCTGCGTCCTTCTCCAGGTTTACACTGTACTTTTTAAGAAGTTCCTCTACCTGCTCTTTGCTGATTGGTTCAAGTTTTTCCTCCTTGCCCGTAGATTTGTTTTCCATCTTCATGCGGGAAACAGCCCATAGGCACATCTTCTTGCTGAAATGCCATCCGTACTGGCTGAGATAGTCAGCCATTGCAGGCGGTATTCTGTCGTATGTATCTAATCTTTGTTTCATATTTTCCTGATTTTAAGTGATTGGCAAAAGAGGGGAATAATCCCCTCTCCATTACATGAACTCTCCGTTGGCGCGTCTGCGTCTGCGTTCGCCCATATCATCACCGTAAGGCTGTGAACCGCGGCGTTCGCTGTAAACCGGATATTCCGGGAAGTAACCCGGCATACGGCGTTCGCCCATATCTGAGCCGCCGCTATAGCTTCCACCGCGTGAACCACCGCTGTTACGATAGCCCATTTCACCGCCCTGCATCTCACGCATGGCTTTCTCGTAACCATAACGGCAACCCTCTCTATAGGCTTCTTCCATAGGATTACCGCCTCTCATACCGAAGTCACGGTCATATTCTCCGCGTCCTTCTTCCAATATTTCCCACATTCCCATATTTTATTTCTTTGTTTTAGATGTTTCAGCAACTCCGAGCTGTTCCATAAGCCGTTTGTTCAAATCCATAAGGTCGGACATGTTCTTGCTCATTTCCGCCATTTGCCCTTTCAGAGAGGATATTTCCTGTTCCTGACGTTGTTTCTCTGCAAATTCGGGGTTCAAGAGCGTCAGCATCTTGTCACATCCCGCAATGACGGAATTGTGGAAGTCCATGCTATTGATAATGTCTATGCTTTTCTGTTTCATAGAAGCAACCTCGTTGTTCATCGCATCACGAGAGCATGACACTACGATATTGCCGTTCTGCCCGAAGTCGGCTATATCCATGCCGGCAGGTAGATTTTGGAAAGTCGTGTTCTGCCCGTTGATACAGACAACGACATCCACAACCATTTCCATTTGGGGCAACTGTCCCATAGGGGATGCCATAGGATATTTCGGCTTAGGAGCGGAAACGCTGACTACCGGACCGTATTCGATAAACGGGTTAGCATCCTTATGAAGTATATACAACTGGTTATTGGTACGAAGTGATTGAAACATATTGGTTTGATTTTAAAGGGGTGTGGCTATTTCCATTTTGGAAACAACCACAAAGCCCCATGTTAACTACTTGCTCTTTTGAGCGGTTGCTTCTGCTGTCGGAGTCGGTGCCGATGCGGTTGTCGGACGATACCCACCGTTAACAAGGAACAGTTCGTTGGTGTACTTGTTATAGTGGATTTCGTAGATACCCGTTCCGGCAAGGTTGCCGACAGTCACCGGCTCATTGTTGTAAGCCAGCAACGGTCTTGTATCCCCGTTAGTCCCTATCAGTATCGGGAGTGTAGCAGTCGTACCGGCAGGTATCGCCTGGCGGAGACTGATATAGAAACCGCCTACATAGCTTCTGTTACGGAACGCATGGTTAGGAAGTTCCAAAGTCACGTTCTCCGTGCCGACTGTTACGGCTACCGTAGGAAGGGTATTGAAATTAGCCCTTCCAATAGTAGGGAACAAGAAAGGAAATCCTGTAAAAAAGTTAGGCCACATAATTACCCCCTTTCTTACCGGAATTAACCCCAGTAGTTGTTACAACCACAACCGCCACGTCCATACATTGCATCACCGGCGTAAGCACCGAAAGCCGCAGCACGGAAACAGTCTGTGTTGATGGCTTGCAATTGCGGGTATGGCACTGCTACTGTAGGCGGCATTGAACAGCGGATTTTATCCACCTCTCCCTGCAATGTTTGTAGACTTGCTACTATTGGAGCAATTTGTTGCGTTACGTTTCCAAGAATAGTTGCATTCTGATTACGCTGTGAAATTTCACCTTTCAAAGTAGAGATTTCAGCGTCTTTAGCAGCCAACGCTTCTTGCTGACGACGCGCCTCTGCCACATCCATTTTTGCTACAAGTGCTTGGAAGCCTTCACGGTAAGCGTCCGCTAAAGAACGCGTATTCCCTTCCATTGTGCGTGTAAGCGTATTCATGTTTTCGCAGCTTGCTAAGCGGCTTTCATACCCCTGACGCTCAATTGCTGTCTGATTTTTGCAGCAGCAATCTGCCAATTGTGTGAGAACAGCCTGATTGCCGGACTGGAATGCGTTGATGATTTGCTGGGTAGACATGCCGACCTGATTGCCCACATTGGCGATAAGTCCCTGGATGTTGCACAGGGCGCTCTGTAACTGTTGGGTAGAGCAGTTCAAAGAAGAAGCAAGCTGGTTGATGGCATTGCCATTGCCCTGAATGGCTGACATCAGGTATTCACGACCGACATCACCGTTAAGCTCGGCAGGCAGACCGCCACCATTGCCAAAGCGGTTGCCAAAGCCGTTGCCGCCCCAACAGAACCACAAAAGGATAATCCAGATGAACCACCACGAGCCGCCCCATTGGTCTTGGCTGCCACGTCCCTGGTTCAGTAAAGCGAGAAGTCCGGGGTCTACACCCTTGCTTCCCATCAAGTTGGGCAACATAGCCATGATGTCGAATTTGCTTCCACCACCATTTCCGTTGTTCCCGTCTTGATTGAAGACATACGTTCTTTCCATAGAGATTTATATTTTGTATTACGGTCAAAATCAACCGCATCACAAAAGTATAAATACCGATACTGCCATGAAATCAGTTGTTTCCCAACGCTTTCCTAATGTTTTCCCAATATATTCTCAACATTTTCCCGCCTTTCATACGTTCCTGGAAATTGGAAATCATGTAGTTTATCGCGCGTTTGGTCTTGTGAATTTTAGGAGCTATCTGTGAAGGATACATTCCCCTTTCGACAAGTAACTGTACAAGCAAATAGCGGGCGTCTACGGTTTCCGTATCCTTATCCGAAGATAGTATTCGGCTGGCGGGTATTTCGGTCTCCTGCGCCACGAGATTGATTGTTTCGGCAAAGATTTCTGACTTACACATAGTTTTTCTGAATTTTATATTTATCTTTGCCCTGCCACATAAAATATTTGATTATATACGAACAAAGCATAAGATACCGTGTTGAAGATATTAAAGCCTCCAACGTGCGGTGTCTTATGCTTTTTTCAAATTTTTATGTGGCAATAATTATTTGAACGTTGGGGGCTTTCTTTATACTCTAAGCCCCCGAAAGAGTGTCAGCTACAAGCCAACTTCTACATCGTTAATTTCTTTTTTACCATACAAATAGATTATAACTTATTCCTGCGCCTACGTACATGCCGCCTGGATATCCATATCCAGCCTGCAACCCTAATCCCCAACGCTTCTTCTTCGGTTTGATGGGAACCGGATGATAGATATCATTCGTTACCACTTGATAAACGGTCTTTGGGAACACCTTTATGCTATCCAGCCGTGGGTCTACATATCCGCTCACCACCGCACGGTACAAGCTATCTTCATATACAACCCGTTTGCGATGAAGCAAGGTATCACCTATACGTACTGTGTCATTCAGCAATATCTGCCAAAAGACCGCTATCGGTGCGGAGATAAGAACCGTGTCAAGTTTGACAACCGTCTGTATCTTTGTTTCGGTACGTATTTCTGCCGGCAAAGGCTTGAGCGGGCGGAACCACGCCGCCACACAAGCGATGGCTAGCAACACAACTAATAGCCAGGATAGTTTTTTCATAACCTCAACAAATAATGATTTACAACCATACCAGCACATATTGCGGCAACCCCACACAGCAAGTCTGTTTTATTCCACTTGCCGTTATAGTAGTGGCAACGGTCGCTGTTCTCCTTGATGAAGAGCATCAGCAGTGCAGTACTGCCACCGAAGATTATAGCGGTGGATAGATAGACCACCGCACCTAAGATGTTATTTTTCATACCATAAATAATTAAACAATTAGGAAACATTACACCGAAGCTCCACTGGCATCTATCCATGAAGAACCGTTCCACCATATAGGCTTGCCAAGTGACGTATCATAAAAGGAAAATCCAAGGGGAGGAGATGAAGGACGCTCTGATGTAGAGCCTATAAACTTATCATCAGATTTCAAAAGCCACAGAGGTATAGAATAATTAATTTCGTAATCTCCGATATGTAATAGTCCTTCTTTAGACCATATATTATAATATCCAGGTATCACACTGTTAGTTATTGAACTTTCTCGTTTTATATTTTTAATTACAGTATTATTTACTGTAATTACTTTTACTTCCGCCGGAATATTATAATCATCTATAGTGTCTACAACTAAATTAAGGAATGTGAACATTATAGGCTTTTCCGTATATAAGTTTTTTATAGATAATGCTATGATATTGGAGTTTATTCCCTTGCAAATCAAATAATATTTGTCTTCCTTTTTATATAATTTAATATTTAAAGTAGAAAGTTCATCATCATGGCTTATTTGATTCAACCAAACATATCTTGGCTTTTCACTGTCTTCGGAATAAGTTTTTGAAAGATTTACCTTAGATATAATATCATAAGCAAAATATCCATTTTCAAGCTTTCTATAAGAATCATACCATACAAATTCCAATGAACCTGCTATTGGCATTTCTATAGCAGCAATTATAGTATATTTCTCCCGTTCTGTATTAAAATTAACACATATACTACTATCTAAAAAACTATTATAAGTTAATTGACCTAATTTATTCATAACTAAAAATTTAGAAGAATATTATACATTGCCTCAGAAGTTCTGTCTATTTCAGGAGAAACCCATACATCCATTGAATCAATCATTGAAGCATAATGGGATAGAATATTCAACCACTCTTTCCAAGCTGTTATATAAATATAGCCTGTTGTATCCATCGGAAGAGTCCGGTCATCTACACTGTACATACCATTATTATATTCACTGAAACCTGTTTCTGTGATAGTCATTGAAGTGTATCCCCTATCGACAAGATAATCAAATTGAGTTCTAAACTTATTGTGAGCCTTGATTATATCACTTTGTTTAGGCTTATATCCCAAATCATTATTGCCCTTTGGAGACAATGACGGATATAGATTAATGCCATACTTGTCAAAATTTGTAGAATTATATTCTTGAGGAGCACCATAAGATTCAATAGATGATGGCATTCCTGTATAATGAGATATTCCACTTTTATAGCCTTTTTTTCTAACCCAATCCGACAGTTCTATCAAAGCGGAAGTCCATTTGTAATTATTATATACATTAGGAGTCTCATTTGATAAAAATATATTTTCAACAGGAATATTGTTAGCCATTAATTTATTAATTTTATCCTTTACCATATTGGAATATTCAAGGATCCTATCATCTGATAAATCATCTGTTCTAACTTCAAATCTAATATTATACATAAATATATTATATTTTTTATACAGTTCTATGGCCTCTTCTATATTAGAATCACCAAAACTCCACTCTCCGTTTGAAAACACATGAGGTAAAAATATATTATATTTATTTATCCCAATTCTTCTGGCATTCCAGTATTCTTTAGATGCTCTTGTTGTAGCGACCTGACCTACAACTTCAAAAGGTCTATTAATCTTTTCAAATCTATAAGTCAACTCACCATAATTTGAATCAAAAAACACCCCAAAAAATATTGTATCATTAGATTCTGTTATTTTAGGTGGATTTACGATTCTTGTTGTTTTATTATCGCTAAAGACCTTTCCATTAACAATACTTCCACCTTGGAAATCAAGCATGCACCCTTCAGGTATTTTAATAGTTGCGCCATCCAAATCAAAATCATACCTGATTTCGTATATAGTATCAGGCTGATTTATCATTTCCTGGGTAAGAATATTCTTTCCACCAACAATATTCCTACGCAATATCTTATACCCCTTGCCGCTGAATCTGTCAGGACTAAAAGGGCGGTCAGCAAATTTTAAAACACTTAAGTTTTCCCCTTTGTCTACAGACACAAGGTCTTCGTCATCCGCAAGACCGGAACTAATGAAACTCTTTAGGGCGTTAGGGGTGATAGAACCGTTTTCTCTGTCTTCTTGAAATGGAAACTGCTCATTACCCGTCAAAACGTCTCTTTTGGGGAGTTGTCCAATTTGTTGTCCTTTTTCTGTTTTCTCTTCCATACTACTATTTATTTTTACTTGTAAGCAATATCGGCTTTCCGTTAGTCAACAACAATGGAGCGTCATTGGCTAATAATAAAGCCCCTCCGTCAGGAAATGGATGCGGCTTATTCCCGCCAGCACCGGGAAACCCTATGGTAAGTATGCTGATTACGGGAATGCCGATTATAGGAATGCTGATGTGAGGGGTAGTGATTGGTTTCATAGGCTATCCCTCTTTAATCATTTTGGCTTCTGACACTTTCGTAGCACTTCTTATTGTAATTTCCATACCTGCCGCTATGCCAATAAGACGAAATATCACATTGGGAGCCCCTAAGGCTTGATTGGCATTTGGGGAAAGCGGAATAGGATTCATGCCCTCGATATTGGCAAATACAGTCACCATTCCGCCCTTGTTCTTTATCTGTATGGTAACGGGATTACCGTCACTGACAAACGTTGCGTAATACGCTGTTTTGCCTTCTTCTTTTTGAAATGATAAAACTTCTGCTGCCATGATGTTTACTTTTTAGAGTTATTCAAATAGTTCACAATTCCCTGCACATGCAAGTCCACTATTGCCCGTTTGCCCTCTTCCGATAATAGGAAATCAACATCTTCCTTATTGTCTTGGAATAGGTTCTCTGTAAGGACTGCCGGGCACTTCGTGTGCTTCAAGATGTAGAACCCGCTTTCCTTATCAGGGTCGCCATCCGTCATATCTTTGCGTATCTTCATACCCGGCAAAAGTCGTCCGGCTACCGCATATAAGCTGTCAGCTAATTTATCGGCTTTCGTCTGACCTGCCGAAGTCCACGCTTCCCAACCACGTGCCTGCATCCATTCAGAGCCGCTTCCCGCTGCATTACAGTGGATAGATACGAGGATTGTGTCACTTGCCTTGTATTCGTTCGCCCTACGGCAACGCTCCGATAGAGGAACGTCTATTTCCTCTTTGACGATACGTTCTGCGTCAACACCTTGTTTGCGCAATTCGGCTTCCAAACGTATGGCAATCTCACGGGCATACGCATACTCTTTCAATCTTCCGTCCGGTGAACACTTGCCCGGAGTGTTACTTCCGTGCCCGTTGTCAATCAATATTTTCATTCTGCACGTCCTCCTTGAAATATTTGTCATAAACTAAACGAGCCACCCATCCGGCAACAACACCGACACCGAATGATACAACAGTAGTCAGGTTCACCCAAAACGGTGTGTAGTGCATGTAAAGCATAACTCCCACGATGATAGCGATAACAATCGCTGCGATAATCAGTTTCTTTTTCATTTTGTTACTCCTTATCTTTAGTTATTATTTCATTCATATCTTCTTTCTCTACATCGAGCACTTTCTTTCCGAACAATCCCAACGCTTTCAGTAAGTTGAAATTATATCCCTTTGGCTTCAAGATATTGCTTATGATAGAGCAGAACTCTATGAAGCAGACAAACAAGCATGAATACACATCAATATTCCATTTATTGCCGGAAGCAATGTTTATCATCACCACCATACAAACAAAGGCAAAGTATGTCACCATTTTACCCATAGTACGGCGCACGGCACTTGAAAACCGAAATTCTTCACCCAATAGCAGGCATTTCCTTATCCCGAACATCAAATCGCATACAACGACTGAAAATGTTACTATCAGCCACGGTATCATGTGTTCCAATGACTGTGCAATAAAACTGCTTGCTATTACCGAGAAACCACCCGGTATGCTTTGGGTAATAATGTTATTCTTCATCTTATCGTTATTTGTCAATTATTCCTATCTTTGTGTCTCTTATCAAATAAGCTAACTACTGTCATTCCGTTTTGCTCGTGAGAGTAGGACGGGATTTTCATATCTTGCCGTAGTATCTGAACCATGCACCCCATTTGCGTTCTTTCAAGTAATTCGGATTATCCTGGTTGAGTTTGGCTTCCATCTCAAATGCGCTCGCACGGTAAGCATTTTTATTGACCTTACCGTCCCCAATCTTGTTGTCTGTGAACAAGTGATACACGAAGCTCACAAACCATTCTGCCAAATAAAGAATGTAGTAGAATAGCGGGATAAGTAACAACCACCACGCACTGATATGGAATGCCAGCAATACGGACGGGATAGCCGCTATCTCCATACACTCGAAGAACTGTTTCTGATGTGTCCGTTCATGGCGGATAGTCGTTTCGGACAGTTCTTTCAGCTTCGTAAGGATGAAGCCGAAGAGCATTATAGTTGTGTAGCTGCCAAATAGGATAAGTTTGGCAAACCAGTTTTCATAAAATACTTTTACTCTCATAATCAAATAAGTTAAATTCAATTCTTATAATTACTTTCTTATATAATTATAGCTGTATAATCTACCATCAATTTTAAATTCAGTAAGCGTCGTTGGAGCGCTCGTTTCGTTGGCAATATAACGAGGAGCACACATACCTAATAGAACAGCATAATTACCGTAATTCGTGACATAACCGTAAACATCAGGAATTACTTGCTCATTAAGAGGACAAACTTTAAAACCGCTATCTATTCCAGCTAATACAATTCTATATTCAAAACTTTCTATATATTTTGAAAAATATAGGGCTACTTGAAAATTTTGCGGGTCTCCAAAATAAGGCAACTCAATGTATTGCTGAAGAGTAATGGGGGTTAAATTATTCTCACCAACACAAGGATAAGGATAGCCAGCATAAAAAATGGCATTGCCGATATTAAGCAAATCAATATTTTTATTTCCAACAGCAAGATTACTAATAGATGTAGCTCCAATTTTAACCATATCTAACTATCACCATTTTTTAATATCAGGGTTTATATTTCCGCTCTAAATTCTTATCTCTCATATCAAGCATCTGTTATAGCATACATTGTATATTCGTTTTTAGTACCGATACTATCATATTCAGATTTAGTACGTTTAACAACTCTTTGAAGATTATCGGATACAAGAATATCTTCAATAAAAAGTCTATCATCACTTTTATCGTCATCAAATAAGTTTAATGCTATTGCTATTCGTTTAGAAACAGGTCCCTGAAAAGTATAATAACTAATATTAAATTCTATTTCATATCTTTCTTCATCAGTATAATAAGCATAAACAGAAGAAAGTTCTATACAATTTCTATAGCTTGAGTAACTATGTATATAATATTTAGTATGGTTATTGCAAATAAATTCAATCTCTCAAAAATAGTTTATATAATGATTTGAAAATCAGATTGTTGAAAATTTCACGATTTTAATTAAGGAACAAACAAGAAACAAAATCGTTAATTAAAGGTATTTCCCAATTTTTTGTTTTCACTCTGTTTCTTTCTTTGCACTTGCTTATAATCGGGACTTCTTGAACAGCTTCCCACCAGATTTTTTTCGTCCGATGGTTGCATGTGAGCTTCCAAGAACCACTGCAGCCAAAAGAAAAAAGCAAGTATTCTTTAGTTCATACAAAGATAAGGAAAAACTTATAGGCAGGCAAATTTGGCTGCCTAAATATAGTTTACTTTGATTTAGCATATATATAGGCTAATGGACTAAAC